TCAATTTAGTTGCTTACTTGTAACAAATTGATTGAATTTAGTTCCAATATCATCAACTGCCGATTGTGTGATATGGGTATATACATTCATAGTCGTTTGTAAGTCACCATGCCCGAGTCTGTGCTGAACCTGTTTTAATGACAAACCTGATTCAAATAATAAGCTAGCATGAGTGTGTCTAAATCCATGAATTGTAATCTGGGGTAAGTTTGTTCCTTTGATAATTTGCAATAGCCATTTTCGTGGTAAACTTGGTGTCATAATTCCACCTGATTCGGATTGGAACATAAGAGTAGAAGTAGGAAAAGTTTCGTGAAGTTCTTGTAAAATTTCCAAAGTCTCATCATCTAAGCTGATTAATCTATCACTTGACTTGGTCTTCGTAACATCTATTTCTGGTCCAATTTGAGTACGTGTGACAGCTTTATTTATTGACAAGGTATTTCCATTTAAATCGTCCCAAGTCAGTGCCAGAAGCTCCCCTTTTCGTATTCCTGTGAATGCTAGCAATCTAAACAGAGCTATTTTTTCAATATTATCAGTTTTTTCAACTAGTTCTAAAAATTGTTTTAATTGATCAAGAGTATAGAAATTATTATCTTTTTTTCGTTCTCTTTTTAATTTTGGTGGTGTAATCGGTAGTGCTGGATTGTTACTAATATACCCGTACCTAACTGCTAGATTTAGAATGTTTCTAACAAGTCCTAGTATTTTACCACCATATTTTAAATGATCACACCATTCCTCAGTTAATCTCTGGATAAGTAGCGGATTAATATCTCCAATCATTACTTTATCAAGTTTTGGTAAAATATGATTATTTATATTTCTTTCAGTTTTTAAGTATGTGCTTCCTTGGACGGTCTTTTCGTATTCTTTAAGCCATTGTTTTGTCAATTTTCCAAATGTCATGCTAGTTTTAGGCTCACTAATTTCACTTTGTAGATTGATCAATGCAGTTCTAGCAGCTTGCCTTGTTTTGAATCCAGATCGCCTAATATATTTTCTTTTACCGTCAACATATCCAGTGTACAAAAGAAATCTATAAGCGGTTTCGCCATTTTTCTTTTTATATGATTCAATTTTCATTGCCTACTATCTCCAAATTTGATAAAATAAGCATAGTAAAGAGACCTACTACAAAGCAGGTTTTTACTATACAGGATTTGCCTCACGCTCGCACCGACCAAAGTTGAGCGTGGGGCTTTTTGTTTTACATTTCTACTGGGACAAAGCTACCAATGACATCAAAAATCTTGATGTAGGTATCTTCTGCCGGTGGATAATCAATAAAAATATCATCATATTTTTTATTAAGTGAGACTAAGCGTAGACCATTAGCTTCGGTGTAAACCTTTTTAAAATAGGTCTGACCGTTGTATGCAATTACACAAAGCTGACCTGAGTAATTTGACATGCCCTTATCAACGAGATAGAGCATATCGCCAGCCTCGTATGTTGGTAGCATACTGTCACCGCGGACACCAATAGCATAATCATAGCGTGGTGGTTCTTCATCTGTATAGACGGTATAGGTATCGTAGTCATCAACATCAAAACCTCTACCCAGCCCACTTGCAGCCGCAGCATAGGAAATACCTGTTACTTCAAAAAGGTTATTTTGTTCATGCTTTTGTTCTCCTAATTGCTCTTTGGCAAAGTCAAGGACTTTTTCTTGTCTAGGTTGTTCTAGTTGTTTCGAAGTTACTATGATTTCTTGCAACGTTTGAGTTTGTACTGGCGTCGGAGTATCGCTCCAGCCCATAAAATATGCAGGGTTTGTATTAAGTATTTTTGAAATTTTTTCCAAAACCTCTGTTGGTACTTTTAAAATTTCTCCCTTTTCATACCTATAGATGGTGGTTTTGGAGACCCCGAGTTTTTTAGCCAGCTCTTCGACGCTAACGTTTACTTCTAGTCTGCGCTGTTTCAACTTAGCTCCTATATCCATAATCGGCTCCTTATCATCTTTATGTTTATAGTATATTACAAGCTTTGCAAAATTGCAACAAAAAGATGTTGCAAAAACGAAAAAAAGATGTTGACTTTTAAAACTCGAAGAGATATAATGTGATTATAAAGTTGCAAAGACGCAACTAGAAAGGAGAGGTTTCATGGTTAATGTCCAAAAATTAAAAGGTGTGATTGTTGAAAAAGGGACTACTCAACAAGCTGTTGCAGATAGTATCGGAATTGATAGAAGTACCTTCTACCGTAAGATGAAGAGCGGCGGAGCTTTTACGTTAGATGAAGCAGGAAATATTGCACGAGCTATCTCGCTTACAAAAGAAGAAGCAATAGAAATTTTTTTTAGCAACGTAGTTGCGTAAATGCAACTTCAAAAACTAACGAAAGGAGAAAATATGGAACGAATCGAAATCAAAGACGGAAAGATTTTCTTGTCTGGTAACGAAATTTCTGGCGTTGAAAAAATAAGATTAAAAGGCACAGCAAAAGATGGCCATGCCGAAGTGTATTTGAAATTATTTGCCAAATTGGCTTGAAATTAAATTAGATATAACCTGAGCGGAGATGTCTTTCAAGACATCTAGAGATGATGAGCCAACTTTGCTTGCAATTTGCTTAGTCTTATTCCAATTATTCTCTTGTCTAATATCGTTAATAAACTGATGTCCGTATGGTGACAAATCTTGAATAATGAACCCGCCAAAAAAATGATTTACCTTTAAGAATAAACCGCTATGTTCACACTGTCTAACATGGTAGAGGATTTCTTCTTGGGAGTATTTTGGGATTAGCTTTTGATATAAAGTTTCTTCCTGGACATCATCTGAAAAAGTGGCATTTTCTTCAACAACGAATAGAATATCACGAATACAGTCTGGATTTAATTTCATATGTTAACCTCGTTTTTATTTTAATTATACCAAAACAGAAAGGACAGTATGCAAGAGATTTTTAACTTTAAAGGACAAGAAGTCCGAACAGTAACTATTAATGGTGAACCTTATTTTGTAGGTAAGGACGTAGCAGAGATTTTAGGATATACAAATTCTAAAGATGCCTTAAAAAATCACGTTGATAGTGATGATAAGCAGATTCTCCAAAGGTCGCAAAACGCTACCTTAGAAATTCCAAATCGCGGCTTAACCATCATCAACGAATCAGGAGTCTACAATCTCATCTTCGCAGCCGCTAAGCAAAGTGCGAATCCAGAGATTAAAGAAAAGGCTCAAAAATTCAAACGCTGGGTAACATCAGAAGTGCTACCAGCTATCCGCAAGCAAGGAGCTTATGTCACGGACTATAAAGCAGTGGACTTATTGACGAATCCTAATGCGTTAGGGAACTTTTTACAAGGTCTAACGGAGCAGGTCAAACGTTTAGAAACGAAGATTGAAAAAGATAAGCCTAAGGTACTATTCGCAGATGCTGTGAGTGCTAGCAAATCATCTTGTCTGATTGGTGAGCTAGCTAAAATCCTGAAACAGAATGGGATCAATATTGGTCAGAATAAGCTATTTCAGTGGTTACGAGCCAACGGCTATTTAATTAGCAGACGCGGTGAGTCTTGGAATCAGCCAACGCAAAAAAGTATGCAGCTTGGATTGTTTGAGCTCAAAAAAACAGCCATCAATCACTCTGACGGTCATACTACAACAAATGTAACCCCAAAAGTTACTGGTAAAGGCCAGCAGTATTTTATCAATAAATTTCTTAATCAAGAGTACCTACAAAACTAGAAAGGATTTACATGAACGAACTTGATCCAACAATTTATGATCACATTGATGTTGCTCGCAGTCTTATGGAGAGTTATAGGCATTATACATAAAGCCCAACAATAGTATTGTTGAGTCTGCCATAACAATTTTAAATAACAAAAAAAGTCCGACGGGAATCGGACTCAAAACAAAAACTATTTACTTAGATTATAACACAAGAGAGAGGAAGGTTCCATGGCAATTGAGGTATTTGGACCAGATTTCAGAAAGGAACTACTTGCAGACTTGATTTCTCTAAATAGAGAAGCTCTAAAAATTGCTCAATTCGAGAACTCTAAGTCAATTGAGTGGGTTACCATGAAACGATTAGAAAAAGAAACAGGGTGGGGAAGAACTAAATTAACCGAGTGGAGAAACCAAGGAAAATTTAACTTTAAAAGGTCATCGGAAAACGGCAAAGTTCTATATGACCTAGCAGATGTCAATAGGTTTTTACGAATCAGTGGATTAAAAAAGGGGGCATAATATGAAACTATTTAACTTTATTTTTGCAAAGCCAAAAACACAACAGCTAATCAAACACGACACGCTGAGAGCATCATCGGAAAAACAGTGGGCCAAATTTGACGCTTATATGAAGCAGCAATGTAAACGCTAGTTGGGAGGGGAAATGGCACATAAATCAAAAACAAAAATCTATTATTGGTTGAAATTTGATAAACATTTTTTTGACAATCTGTTTATTAAAAGGCTTTTAAGAAATTTCCCTGGCGGTTCGGACATGATTGTTATTTACATCAGACTCATGTTAGAAGCTATTGAGAATAATTGCATCATTGATTACGAAGGAACTTTTGATAATTACGCAGAAGAACTAGCTCTTCGTCTTGAAACTTCAGAAGAACAGATAAATATGGCTTTAGCATATTTTGTGAAATGTGGAGTCATTCAAGTTGATGATGGTGGTAACACTCATTATCCGCAAGCAAAGGCTTTGTTGGGGCAGGAAACAAACTGGAATAGATATAAGAAAAAACAAGCAGAGTTGGAAAAATTCCAACTACTTTCCAACCAAGTTCCAACAGAGATAGAGAAAGAATTAGAAATAAAGTTAGATATAAAGTCAGAAGTAGAAGAAGAGATAAAAGAGATTTCTACTGCTGACGAAAACAGTCTCAAAATTATATCTGATTATTTCCAACAAGAAATCGGTATTTTGTCTCCAAATCAGTTTGAGCAGCTGTCAGACTATATTACCATTACAAAAATGGAGGTAGATGTTGTTAAGTCTGCTATTACAAGAGCTGCTGACAATTCTAAACGTTCTTTTGGTTATGTTAACTCTATACTGCGCAATTGGCGACAAAATGGAATCACCACAATGGTAAAAGTTAAAGAAGAAAGTAGGAATTTTAAAGCCAGAAAAGCTAAGCAAGAAGAGGTCTCAGAATATGACACTTGGTGACAACAACGCACTTGCTAAAATCGCTGTAGCTTATCAAAAAAATGTCAAAAAAGAAAGCACTGTTTGTCAAAAACATGGTTGCATCTATATCACAATCCTTAAAACTGGATTGACAGTATGTCCGATGTGTCACAAAGAGGACTTAGAAAGCCAAAATGAGTTACACGTCCAAAAGCAATATGAGAAAGAGTGTGAAAATAAAAGACTGTATTACCTTAAAAAACTATCGATCATGGATAGCGAGTTAGCAAACGCCTCATTTGATAATTTCAGGGTGATCACACCTAAGCAGCAAGAGGTCCTTTCGTGGGCAAAATCCATGGCTAATTACTGGTATACAGGAGGCAAAGGCAATATCATCATGACTGGTAAAGCTGGCCGCGGGAAAAGCCATCTAGCATACAGCATCATCAGAGGTTTGTCTGATAAGACTAAAAAGTTAGGACTGCTTGTAAACATTACTGACTTGCTATCAGAGATAAAGCGAGACTTTAGCCAAGAGGCATTTTGGCTAGATAAGTTAAAAAATGTTGATTATCTAGTTTTAGATGATTTAGGCGCCGAAAAGGTCAGCGACTGGTCAATAAGTATTATTTACAGCTTGCTTAATAAGCGTACAAATACAATTATCACTACCAATCTGACACCTGCCGAAATCAGAAAAATATATGGAGAGAGAATTGCATCACGCATCAGAAAAGGCTGTGCTAAGAGCCATATTATGGATTTTGCAGGACTGGAAGATGAGAGGATCAAGCTATGGAACTAATATTAATAACCTTTTTTGGCCTATCTGAAGAACACGCAGCCAAAATCATGGCACTAGATGAAGATAGCCGAACAAACAAAATCGAGGAATTGAGAGCATGGAGAGAATGCTCAAAAATAACATTTTAGGAGGAAATAAATATGCCAAACTGGTGCGGAGGAGTTATTAAAATTAGAGGAAAAAGGGAGCAGATATCAGCTTATTTACAGGACTTTCTTGTACCTGTAGATTTTTTGGGGAATCAGTTAGAGGTTGATGTGCAAGAAGATGAATACAGCCTAACGTTTTGTGCAAAAGATCAATACAAACGTTTGGAACAGGCGCACAGTTTATTTGAAAACGTAAGCACTAGTCCTGCTTTTTATCATTGGTATTTAAAAGATACCGGAAGAGCCTTTATAGAACAAGGTAAAAAACTACAGTTTGATTTTTGGCGTGATGAGGAAGAGGAGGAAATACTGACTATTGAGGGATTTAAACAAGCTTGGGGAATAGCCCCAGAAGACTATTTAGACCTCAGCAAAAAGCATAGTGTTGATATTAAAATATTTGGATACGAAAAAGGTATGGAATTTACGCAAGAGGTTGAGATTGTTAAAGGTAAGCTAGTCAAAGATGAAGAAACAGAATATGACGAGTACGAATGGCAAGTACCTTTTAGCGATTTAGGGGGTTAACGATGATACCGAAATTTAGAGTGTGGGACGAAGATAACCATAAGATGTCTTATAGTGATTATTACAATGTAGTTGTTTTGAGTGACAAAGTTTACCTAAGAGAAACACTAAGAAAGCACCAAAAAGTTAGATTATCTTGGGAAATTGACGGAAAAACCGCTGAGGTTGTAGGTGACTATAAGACTCTAAAAGCAGCCTATGACTCAATTAAGGTCCACGTCAAAGATAGAGATAAATTTGCCGGGCCTTGCTATTGCGTGTGGCAAAAAAGGAATGTAGTTACTGTAGATTATGGTAAACACAATGCTTTTTATAAGATTGAGGAGAGGTGACAAAATGAAAGAACAGACACTGGCAGAATGGAAAGCTGAGGGTGTTAGCCGATTTGGCGAAAATATTGAGCAACATATTTTTAAATGCCCAAATTGCGGCAGGGGAAATAAAGTTAGCGAGTTTAGAGAGTATGTCGATAGTCCAGATAAAGCGGCAGTTAATTGTATTGGTAGATATAATCCACAGCTTGGTTGTAACTGGGCGGCCTACGGTCTATTTGGCACGATGGGAAAAGGTAGAGTGATTAAATTACCAAATGGTAAGAGCGCGGAAGTATTTGACTTTGAGGAGATGATTAAATAATGGATACAAAAACACTAGAAGCAGTATATGATGCTTTGCAGCTATCCTTGCCAAAAATAATCAGTATGATTAAAGCGGCACCCATAAACAAAAGTGATGATTATAAAAATGGCTATAGTGATGCTATACAGTTTGCTATTTCAGAAATCAATGAAAATGTAGACAATTTTCTTATTGATGAAAAAGTAGCTGATACAATCACAGAAAATTTAAAAATAATATTAAGAAAGGTTTATCAAAATAATTAATATGATGACACTAACACGAACAGTTTAGCAGATACTACGCTAGATTATGGATCAGAACCAGATTTACCATTTTAGGAGGAAGTATAAATGATGTACTCACGTAGCCAACGAAGACAATATGATCATGAAGAAGTTATAGGTATTGGTGGGGTTAAAGTATTACAGTCAACACTCGATTATATTAACTTTTTGGAGTCGGAAAGAAGTCGATGTTACAAAGAACTCGAAGAGAATGAAGTTAGCATTGATAAACTTAAAAAATCAAATGCAGATTTAACCCAGACAGTCATTGATTTGACTTGGAAGGATATGAGACGAGTTGCAAAAGCTCGGTTATCTCACAGAAAATATGGGGTAAAAATCAGATGATGGTAAAAGAATTAATTGAAAAATTACAGGAATATCCAGATTATCTGACGGTTGAGTTAGTGTTAGAAGATGTTGATTTGGTGGAAGCTGCACACGAAGTTGATAATGTGCTTAGTGCGAATATCATAACATATGACGAAAAAACACTTGGTGTAGAGCAAGTTAGCATAGATAAATTAATTATTTCAGCAACGGGTTGTTAGGAGGCTGATCATGACTAAAGACGACTTTTTAACAGGTTTTGTACTTATACTTTTAGCTGCTTGCATTTTTGCAGTGGGATTTGTGTTTGGATCTGACTGTAGTAGTGAGCACTACGAGCAACAAATAACAGACTTGCGTATGCAGCTTGTTAGCACGCAGCAGCAACTTAAGCGTGCGAGTGAGCAGAACCAGAGGCAGACGAAGCGGATAGCTGAGTTGACGGGGAATGGAGGATAACTAATGAGTTATTTAATGATCGGAATTATAATTTTATCTATTATCGTACTAGTGTTAGGTTTTTTCCTGCTTTACTATCAAGCTATTGTTGTCAGTACGATTAAAAAAGACTTTGACAAAATGCGACGTGAATTGGAATACGAGTTTGGTTTTGATGAATATGATCCATCTTGTAACTTTAGTGTTATGAGGAGAGATTTAAAAAAGGCAGTAGACGACATCAAAGACATTAATAGTTTACCTTTGATAAAAAAAGCTAAAGAAGTCAAACGTCTAGAAGATTTGCAACGTACAAAAGACAAGGCTGAAAAAGAAATTGCAGAGTTAACAAGAAATGGAGGTTAAGATGTTTACAAACGAGGATTGTATGCAGCTTATGGCCAGATACCCCGATAAGCATTTTAATCCAGACCAAACGTTTGACTTATTACTCGCAAGCCATTCTGCGTTGTCAAAAGTGTTAGATAGAGGAGGTGATTAATTATCTTTTTCCCAGAGATTGATGTAGAAAAGACAAAAGCTAACGCCCATAGAAAGCTCAAAGAGCATAAGCGCTGGCGGTTAATTGCTAGTGAAGTTGGTGAGCAGAAGGTGACTGCCACTTATTCGTTTGAACCTCGACAGCCTAATAATAATCCAAGCAAACCAGTAGAGCGTTTGGCAATAACTAAAGTAGATGCTATGGCAGAACTTGATGCCATTGAGTTTGCTGTCGGAAATCTCTTCAATCCTTATCATCGGCGGATACTGTATGATAGGTATATTAAAACAAATACAAAGTCTAACCAAGAAATATCAGATGAATTAGGTTACGAAAAGACGCAGTATCATGATATGTTGACCAATGCTTTACTAGCATTCGCTAGTCTATATCGTGACAGCATTCTAGTTGTGGAAAAATCGGAAAAATAACGGAATTTTACCGGACTAATAGCGAACTCACTAACTGTTTAAATGTGATATTATGGTAATATCGAAACGATTGGATATAAATATTGCCATACCTGCAAAAGGTGTGGCATTTTTGTAGCTATACTGGAGGTGGTTAGATGAAATCAGTAGAACCTATTAGAGACATTGATGACATTGAAAGAATGAAAGACTACCTGAAGGAAAAGAATGAGCGTGATTTTGTTTTGGTGGTTGTGGGTCTCTATTCCGGAATGAGAATCAGCGATATTCTTGTTCTAAAGGTAAGAGATGTTTTGCTTGATCGCATACGAATTACTGAGAAGAAAACCGGCAAAACAAAAGTATTCGCTATCAATCCAGTCATGCGTAAAGTTCTTGATCAGTATATAAAGAATAAAAAACTGAAGGAATATGATTATTTATTTCCTAGTCGTAAAAGAGATAAAGACAATGGCTCAAAGATAGTTCCGATAGGTCGTGTGGCAGCTTATCAGATTATCAAAGATGCTGCCAATCATGTTGGTCTAAAAAATATAGGAACCCATAGCCTTAGGAAAACATTTGGCTATCACCATTATAAAAAATATGGGAATGTTGCTATATTGATGGAAATCTTTAATCATTCCTCACCGGATATTACACTTGTCTATATTGGTTATAAACAAGACGAAATTGATAAATATATGGTTGATTTTAGTTATTAAACACACTTGTATTTAACATAATGAGAAAAAGTAAATTCGTTATTTATTAAATATAGTTTAAACCTTATGACATAAGCTGTTGACAATATTTAATTCAATTTAACAGTATATAAGATATGTTAAATTCAGAGTGGTATTTTTAAAGAGATTTGAGGTAATAAAAGTGAACGACTTAAGAGCCGATAGAAACGGACCACATCGTGTAGCATTTGATAAAAATAAGAAGATAATTCTAAAGACTCGCAACACTTGTGGCATTTGTGGTTTACCAGTTGATAAGAGCCTCAAGTATCCACACCCATTAAGCCCAGTTATTGACCATATCATTCCAGTAAATAAAAATGGTCACCCATCAGCGATTGAAAACTTAGATCTAGCGCACTGGCAATGCAATAGACAGAAGTCTGACAAACTATTTGCTGATGAGAGAGCAGGTAATACAAAAATAATTGGAAATAGAAATCTTCCTCAAATAATGGATTGGTCTCGCTATAAAAGTTGATTAATCCTCAAAATGGTAATCAACAGCAAAAAGGGGGGATAGGGATCCCCCCCCCAGTCGTGGCCGGGCTTCACGCCGTCACTGTACAAATTTTCTCGCGCCAAAATTAAAATCGATATCAAAAAGGAGGTAAATTATGACCCTAAAAGGTCTATCTTATATGCGTAGGAAATTGGCTTCTGTTCAATCACGAGTCAATATGAGATACAAGCACTATGCAATGACAAACTATGAGTCGCCAGTAGGAATTACAATACCTATAAAAATCCGAAGTCAATATCGTTCTGTTTTGGGCTGGTGTGCGAAAGGTGTGGATAGTCTCGCTGATAGACTGGTTTTTCGTGAGTTTGCTAATGATCAGTTTAATGCTAATAAGATTTTTAATGACAACAATCCAGATGTCTTTTTTGACTCGGTTGTTTTGTCAGCTTTGATTGGCTCTTGTTGTTTTGTCTATATCACTAGGGGTGTTGATAGTGATAGTCCTAGATTACAAGTCATCGAAGCTAGTCAGGCAACGGGTATTATCAATCCTATCACTGGCTTATTGACAGAAGGATATGCGGTGCTTGCTAGTGATGACTATAATCGTCCGACCTTAGAAGCGTATTTTACTTCTGACAAAACTTACTTTATCCCAAAAGATGGTAAATCTTATTCGGTGGATAATACCACTGGTCACCCCCTATTGGTACCAGTTATACATCGTCCTGATGCGGTGCGTCCGTTTGGTCGTAGTCGGATTACTCGTGCTGGTATGTATTATCAAAAGTACGCTAAACGCACCTTAGAGCGGTCAGATATCACAGCGGAGTTTTATTCGTGGCCGCAAAAATACATTTTAGGTATGGATCCCGATGTCGACGCAATAGATAATTGGAAGGCTACGGTCTCTAGTTTGTTGAGGATTGATAAGGATAATGATGGTGATAAGCCTGTTGTTGGTCAATTTACAACTGCTAGCATGTCGCCTTTTACGGAGCAGTTGCGTACTGCTGCGGCAGGGTTTGCTGGGGAAATGGGGCTGACCTTAGATGATTTAGGGTTTGTGTCTGATAATCCGTCATCTGTCGAGGCGATTAAGGCCAGTCACGAAAATTTGCGTCTTGCTGGGCGTAAGGCACAGAGGTCTTTTGGTAGCGGGTTGTTAAATGTTGCTTATCTTGCAGTTTGCTTGCGTGATGACTTTAAATACCTTAGAAGTCAGTTTGTTAATACACTGCCTAAGTGGGAACCGCTGTTTGAAGCAGATGCAAGTGGCTTAACTTTGATTGGTGATGGTATTATTAAGCTCAATCGGGCAATACCTGGTCTAATTGATAGCGAAGTGGTGCGAGATTTGACAGGCATCAAGGGGAATCCTGACGCGAAACCTGTGGAGGTAAGTGGTAATGGATAAAGATATTGTTCCTGAGTTACTTAAAGCTATACAGAGAGAGTTTGAACAATCTTATGGTGTTAGTGATGTTGTAAAAAAGTCTTTTGAGGCACTGAAAGAGAAAAAAGCGACGTATGCAACAGCTAATGAGTTTGCTATCGAAGTTGGTGAGATTTTATCTAAGGCTCTGATAGGCTCTGTGAGCTCGTCAAAGTTACCAGATGGGAAAATGTATTACAATATTGCTAAACGTCTCTTAGGTGAGACGCTAGGCAGCAATTATGAGTTAATTTCTGATTATGCTGGAGATGTACAAAAAGTTTTAAATGAGCAGGCTAAAATTAATTTAAAAGTCCAATATCCACCGCTGAATCAGAATAAGATTGACGGGTTAGTTAATCGTTTGGATAGCGAACCTGTATTTGATGACGTCAAGTGGCTCTTAGATGAGCCGATTGTTAATTTTAGCCAGTCAATCGTTGATGATTGTATCAGAGCAAATGTGGAATTTCATGCAAATGTTGGATTGTTACCGCAAATTGTCAGGGAAGAGGGCGGTAAATGTTGCGAATGGTGTCGTGAGCTTGTTGGGGTATATCGTTACCCTAAAGTACCTCAAGATGTGTATCGCAGACATCAGCGGTGTAGATGTAAAGTTGATTATGATCCTAAAACAGGTAAAGTCAGGGATATTTGGAGTAAGCTGTGGCGAAAAAAAGAGCAGAGTAGTAAAATTGAGGAGAGAAAGAAGATTGACCACTCTGTTAAAATCAGTAGATCTCGTAAAAGGGCATTAGAATTAGGGATTGAAAGTAATCCAGTTAGAAGACAGTTGTTACCAAAGTCGGAAGAAAAAATTATTAAGGAAGTCAGTGGTGGTGATGCTACAAAGGGGTCATGTTCTTCGGCGGCTTTTGCATACATTGGTAACAAAGCTGGTTATAAAGTACTAGACTTTAGAGGTGGGGATAGTTGCCATCTGTTTGCGACAAATGGTGCTATAAAAGATATTGCTAACCTTGATGGCGTGAAGAGTATGATTATAAACCATACGAATGATATCTCAGCAACGAAACAACTTGTTAACGCGATGGAGTTAGATAAGGAATATTATCTAGCAACTGGTGGTCATGCAGCAATTGTCAAAAAAACGGAAAATGAGATTCAATATTTAGAACTACAGCACCCTGTATCAGGAAAAAATGGATTCCAAAAACTTGATTCTTATGTGCTGCGAAACAGATTTGGTTGTAAACAGTCTCATACTTCGTATGGTAGAAAATTTGAAGTGCCGAATATACTGATTGAAGCTGAAAGTCTCGGTAAAAACGAAGAATTTCACCGATTATTGAATTTTATCAACACATCGCAAGATAAACAGCAGAAAGGAGTTAACGGTCATGTCAGATAATATGTTGGAAGAATTAGAAAATGAAATTTTAGAAGATGATCAGTGCATTTGCGAATCATCAAATCTAACCGGTTATAGTGATTGGTACAGGAAAAATGCTGATAGTAAAGTGTGGTGGATTGATGAGTTAGATGTTCGCGGCCGTCATCTGTTTAGCTTTGATAGACACAAGATATATAATTTATTTGCAGACTATCCTCATAACATGACAGACGATGAAGTAAAGATATTCGACAACGAAGAAAAGTATTGGGCAGATTTTTTAAAATCAAGAAAACAATAACTAAGCATTCGAGAAATCGAGTGCTTTTCTTATGCTTAAAAAGGAGGAAGAAAATGAATAAACGAATCAAAAAGAAACGGAAGTTAGAAACAGCAGTTGCACTGTTGATTGCTGATAGCACCACGAAAGAAGAGGTAATTAAGCATCAGAATGAGCGGATTACAGAACTAGAACAAATCGTTCAACGAAACGCTCTGGCAACAAACGAAGAGTTAGCGACTGTAAAAGACACCGTTTTAGACAACCAAGTAGCTATTAAAGCAATTGGCGATGATGTTGACTATATCAAGCAAAATTACAAACGTAAGTGGAGGAAGAAATAATATGGAATATACAGAAAAAGCTAAAGAACTAGCATCACAAGAATTTACACGTCTTTCTGATCGTGAAATCAAACCAGAAGACTGCTTTGTAGTCTGGTTTTGTAAAACACTACAAAACTGGAAAGCACTTGTCAGCACAAATCAAATTAAAACGGGTGAAAAATGTGGTGATTATGCAGAGATCACACACAATGGCGATAAAAAAGAGACTTACGTAGATGTTTATGCCAAAGTCTCGAATCAAGCTTTTGCAGATTAGCAAGCGGGGTAAATGATATGGCATTAAAACAACAAGAAGAAGCATCATTCAACGGCCTTAGATTGCCAGCAGCGGCAGTAATGGTAAAAATCCCAAAGTCAGAATATGATCTGTTGATTGAAATTAAAAACAAATTTTTAAAGTCGTAGCAATACGGCTTTTTATTGTGTCCTGTCGCACGACATTAAACTAGGCATAACGATTGAAAGGGGAGCTTATGGCTAGGAAAAAGAAGCTTGGCAATCAGAATCCTACTCAATCGGTAGTTTTAAAGTACGTTAAGCGAAATTCAAAGGCTAAGGAAGCGATTGAGATTTACGAGCGGACTGGTCTGTCGTGTTATTCATGGCAGGTTAATTTATTGCAGCCTATTATGGCTGTGGATAAAAATGGTCTGTGGGTACATCAAAAATTTGGCTATTCTATTCCTCGTCGTAATGGTAAGTCTGAGATTCTTTATATGTTGGAATTGTGGGGGCTGCACAATGGTTTAAATATCCTACATACTGCACACCGCATCAGCACCTCTCACTCATCTTTTGAGAAGGTAAAGAGGTATCTTGAAAAGATGGGTTATGTTGATGGTGAGGACTTTAATTCCATTCGTGCGAAAGGTCAAGAGAGGATTGAACTTTATAAAACTGGTGGAGTTGTTCAATTTCGTACGAGAACATCAAATGGTGGTCTTGGTGAGGGATTTGACTTATTGATTATTGACGAAGCTCAGGAATACACGACAGAGCAGGAATCTGCTCTGAAATATACGGTAACGGATAGTGATAATCCAATGACTGTGATGTGTGGAACGCCTCCAACTCCTGTCTCAAGTGGTACGGTTTTTACTAATTATCGTAGCACTTGCCTTTTTGGTAAAGGGAAGTACAGTGGTTGGGCTGAATGGTCTGTGGATTCGGAGAAAGAAATTGATGATGTAGTTGCTTGGTATAACTCCAACCCTTCCATGGGTTATCACCTAAATGAGCGTAAAATTGAGGCAGAGTTGGGAAATGACAAGCTGGATCACAACGTTCAACGTCTTGGTTTTTGGCCACAGTATAACCAAAAATCAGCCATTTCAGAGACTGAGTGGAATGCTCTTAAAATCGATGGCCTTCCTAAGTTAAAAGGTCAGCTGTTTGTTGGGATCAAGTATGGCCAAGATGGCACAAACGTTTCTATGAGTATTGCTGTTAAAACCAAAAATGACACGATATTTGTAGAAACAATTGACTGTCAATCTGTTCGTACCGGAAACCAGTGGCTAGTTGATTTTTTGAAGTCTGCTGATGTGGCACAAATTATCATAGACGGTGCGAGTGGCCAGAAAATTCTTGCTGAAGAATTGCATGATTTTAAGATCAAGAATGTGGTATTGCCTACGGTTAAAGAAATCATCGTAGCTAATGCTTTGTGGGAACAGGGGATTTACCAACAAATGATTTGCCATAGTGGTCAACCATCACTTACCATAGTGGCAACTAATTGCGATAAGCGTAATATTGGCTCAAATGGTGGTTTTGGTTATCGTTCGCATTTTGATGATATGGATATTAGCTTAATGGATAGTGCTTTGCTGGCACATTGGGCTTGTGCAACGACTAAACCCAAGAAAAAGCAAAAAGTTAGTTATTAAATGGCATCTTGTTAGAGGTGTTATTTTTTATAAAATTACCGAACTGCCGGGAAGGCAGGAGAAAGGAGGCAGAAATGTCAGAGTTTAAAATTATTGAAACACAAGAAGAACTTGACGCAGTGGTCAAGGCTAGTCTTGCTAGGGAACGTGAAAAGTACGCAGATTACGACCAACTAAAGACTCGTGTAACGGAATTAGAATCTGAAAATGGTGCATTGAAGAATGCTGCGGAAGCGTCAAAGACAGCTTTATCTGAACGTGATAGTAAGATTGCTGATTTTGAGAAACAGGTTGCTGGTTATGAAAAAGCAACATTGCGAACTCGTATTGCTCTAGCTAATGGTTTGCCATATGATTTGGCTGATCGATTAATTGGAGATGATGAGGCTGCTATTACGGCAGATGCAGAGCGCTTAGTCGGAATGCTTAAACCTTCAGAGCCTACAGCGCCGTTAAAAGATAATGAGCCAGCGATTGAAGGTAGAAATGCTGGTATTCGCTCAATGCTACAGGAATTAAAAGGAGAATAACATATGACTCAAAAACAAGGAACACTCTATTCACCAGAATTGGTGACGGATCTTATTTCCAAAGTACAAGGAACATCTGTTCTTGCGAAATTATCTAAACAAGTACCTATTCCATTTGCAGGTATTGAGCAGTTTGTCTTTAATCTAGAAGGTAATGCTCAAATAGTTGGAGAAGGAGAGAAAAAAGATGCTGGTCAATCTTCAATGGCTAGCAAAGTGATCAAGCCTCTTAAATTTGTCTATCAGGCACGCATGACAGATGAATTTAAACATGCCAGTGAAGAAAAACAAATTGCATACTTACAGGCATTTAATGATGGATTTGCTAAAATTATTGCTCGTAGTTTTGACATTGCTGCAATCCATGGACTAGAGCCTAAATCAATGGCAGATGCGTCATTTAAGACAGATAACTCATTTGATGGTGTTATTACTGGTAATGTCGTAACATTTAACGCTGGCACTATTGATGATAATATTGATGCAGCAGTTGCTCAAATCTCTGCTAAAGGTGGAGAAGTGACAGGATTGGCATTATCGCCAGCTGCAGGTCAGGCCTTGGCTAAAATCAAAGTAAATGGTGTGGTACAATACCCAGAATTTCGTTTTGGGCAAAATCCAGATAGCTTCTATGGAATGCCATCAGATGTCAATAAAAATATGACCACAACTGGTGGTACAGCTAAGAAAGACCATGCAATTGTGGGAGACTTCCAAAATCGATTCAAATGGGGATATGCTGAAAATATTCCACTCGAAATTATCGAATATGGTGACCCAGACCAAACCGGACGTGACTTGAAGGCTTATAATGAAATCTGTCTCCGTACAGAAGTTTATATCGGTTGGGGTATTCTTGACGCAGATGCATTTGCTCGTGTAGAGGAGGCATAAAAATGAAGCAGTACAAGGATAAGAAAACTAGTGCTATCATTTATACTGATAGTGACCTTGGTGGCGACTGGGAACTGGTCGAACCTAAAAAAGAGGATAAAAAACCAACTATTGAAGAATTGAAGTCACTTTTGACTGAATTAGGCGTTGAGTTTGATGCTAAGGCTAAGAAGCCTGAGCTTCTGAAACTTTATGAAACTCATAAAGAAGAGTAATGACTTAGCGGTCCTTCGGGATCGCTTGTCCTTTTGTGGAAAGGTTGGATATGGAAACTTTTGCAACGATTGATGACTTGACAGCGCTCTGGAGACTTCTAAAACCTGATGAGAGTAGACGAGCTTTAAAATTACTAGAAGTTGTATCAGACACTTTGAGGATTGAGGCTGAGCGTGTCGGTAAGAACTTAGATATCATGGTGGAAAATAGTCAGCCTTATGCTAATGTGGTTAAATCTGTGACAGTTGACATTGTTGCTAGGATACTGATGACTTCTACTGATCAAGAACCTATGACTCAAATGACTGAATCAGCCCTTGGCTATTCTTTTAGTGGGTCTTATTTGGTTCCGGGGGGTGGATTGTTTATCAAAGATAGCGAGTTGAAACGTCTAGGATTAACTAAAAAACAAAAAATTGGAGTGATTGAGCTTTATGGGGAAACTTAAAGGAATTTCGGTTGTTTTGATTGCTAAGCAGGTAACTGGGAAAGATCCTTTTGATAAGGAAATCACCATTGATTTTGATATTGAGGTGGAAAATGTACTTGTTGCACCGGCAACGACCGAAGATATCACAAATCAGTTATCATTGACCGGAAAAAAAGTTGAATATGTCTTGGCTATCCCCAAAGGAGATAAACACGATTGGGAAAATAAAGAAGTTAGATTCTTTGGTAAAAAATGGCGCACTGTCGGCCTACCTCTCGAAGGCATTGAAGGGCTTATACCACTAGACTGGAATAAGAAAGTGATGGTGGAACGCTATGAGTAAGTTTAAATTTAAGCTAAATCCAGCTGGAGTTGCAGAATTGATGAAATCTGAGGAAATGCAACAGGTGCTAACCACTAAGGCCACAGCCATCAGAGAACGTTGTGGTGATGGATATACACAAGATATCCATGTCGGGAAAAATAGGGCCAATGCCATGGTCAGCGCTAAGACCATAAAGGCCAAGAAAGATAACTCAAAAAACAACACACTGTTAAAGGCGGTGCGTTAAATTGATTGAATTAACTATCAAAAAATATTTAGACGAGCACTTAGATGTGCCGTCTTTTTTTGAACATCAAAAAGACGAACCTGCACGATTCATCATCTTAGAAAAGACTAGTGGGGCTAAGCAAAATCATTTGCTAAGTTCCACATTTGCTTTTAAAAGTTATGCCGAATCGTTGTATGAGGCTGCTTTACTTAATGACAAAGTAAAGCAAGTAATTGAGCAGCTTGATGTCTTGCCACAAGTTTCTGGTGTACATCTTAACGCTGACTACAATTTTACAGATACAGCAACTAAGCGTTATCGCTATCAAGCTGTATTTGACATTAATCACTATTAACAAAGGAGATAATAATGGCAAATGATACTAAAAATGTGACATCTGCAAAACCCAAAGCAGGTGGAGCGATTTATTCAGCTCCGCTTGGTTCAAAATTGCCGACTGACGCTGTCGCAGAATTAGACAAAGCTTTCAAAGGCCTTGGCTATGTGTCTGAAGATGGTGTTGCAAACGAAGATACACGCTCATCAGAAAATATTAAAGCCTGGGGCGGTGACGTTGTTAGCTCTACTCAAACAGAAAAGGAAGATAAATTTAAATATAAATTAATCGAGTCACTAAATGTAGAAGTCTTAAAAGAAGTTTATGGTGCTGCCAATGTTACTGGAGATTTAGATAAGGGAATCCATATTAAATCAAATTCAAAAGAACTTGAAGCGCATGCTATCGTTGTTGATATGATAATGAATGGCGGTATCCTTAAACGAATTGTCTTACCAAATGCGAAAGTCGATGAAGTAGGTGAAATTAAGTATGTTGATGGAGAGGTCGTTGGATACGAAACAACCCTAAAATGTTTCCCAGACGAAAACGGAGATACTCACCACGAATATATTGTGAAGCCAAAAACAAAAGGTGAAAACCTTGAAATGTAGGAGGAACCATGGAAATTTTAAAAGGAAAAACAACATCGGGATTTGAATACGAAATCCCGATGAAGCGTCTAAAGAATTTTGAATTGGTTGAAGCTATTGCGGAAGAAGAGACAGACCCAACCGCTGTTGTTAAAGTGGTCAATTTGTTACTAGGAAATGCTGCCAAAGACCTCAAAGAACACGTCCGAGACGAAGATGGTATCGTTGACGTTGAAGCCATCGGTGCAGAAATCAAAGAAATTTTTGAAAGTCAAAAAGAGTTAAAAAACTAGCAATCCTCGCTCAGATGATCGCAAAAGATGATAATGCGTTAACTTGTGATTTGGCGGAAACCTACAATATATATGATTATAGACAGCTGCCTGCTTATCGGGTGGCTGTTTTTGCTGTCGGTTTGAGGTCTAACTCTAGGATAAAAATGGCATTATCTGGAGAAACAGAGAGTTTAGATACTCTTTTGCTAGCTGGTATTTATGATAATACCAATTTGCTGTTTTGGTCTAAGACCAAAAATGGTCAATCTGGAGCAAATAAACCTAAGTCGATTGTGGCGGAATTAATTGGTGCTAAATCACAAAAAGCTAACGATGTTATCTCTTTTGCATCTGGCGAGGAATTTAAAAATGCGCGCAAAAAATTACTAGGAGGTGATGGTTAATGGCAGGTACCGAAATCGGAAAAGCGTATGTGCAGATTATGCCATCTGCTCGTGGTATAAGCGGAGCAATCTCAAAGCAACTTGATCCCGAAGCAAGATCCGCTGGCTTGAGTGCTGGCTCACTTATTGGTGGTAACCTTGTTAAAATGATTGGCGGTGCGATTGCAGCTGCTGGCATTGGTAAGATGATCTCGTCTGCCTTGTCCGCTGGTGCCGATTTACAACAATCCTTTGGCGGTATTGATACACTTTACAAAGGCGCTGAAAAATCTGTCAAGGGATTTGCTAAAGAGGCCTACAAAGCTGGGATATCAGCAAATACTTATGCAGAGCAAGCGGTGTCTATGGGTGCATCTCTAAAGCAATCACTTGGAGGTGATGCTGTCGCGGCGGCCAAGGCTGCTAACATGGCAATCATGGATATGGCCGACAACTCGGCTAAGATGGGTACTGATATCACATCAATCCAAATGGCTTACCAGGGATTTGCTAAGCAAAACTACACCATGCTGGATAACCTCAAATTGGGATACGGTGGTACAAAAGAGGAGATGAGGCGGCTATTATCAGACGCTGAAAAGTTGCCTGCTGCCATGGGCAAAAAGTTTGATCTAAGTAATTATGCAGATGTGGTCGAGGCTATCCATTTGGTGCAGGACAACATGGGGATAGCAGGAGTAGCTGCCGAAGAAGCGAGGACAACCTTTTCAGGCTCTCTTGCCGCTATGAAATCCTCATTTACAAATGTACTGGCAGGTTTATCACTAGGAGATGATATAAGGCCAGCTTTACAGGGATTGGCCCAGACAACTTCTAACTTTTTGTTTGGTAACTTTATTCCAATGGTGGCCAATATCTTTAAAGGCTTACCATCAGCAATTGGGACTTTTATTGGAGCAGCAGCCCCTATTATTACCAGCCAATTTCAGGGTTTGATGAGTAGCCTTGGGATTAGTATTGATTTAAGTCCTATTACTGTTAAATTTGCGCAGATTGGCCAAAACTTACAACCTGTTTTTAACGGTTTAAAAACGGCTTTTAGTCAGTTGCCATCGTTTTTCGCTAGCCTTGGTAGTGCTATTGCTCCAGTAATAGATACTATTATCAGTGGTTTAGCTAGACTTGATTTTAGCGGGTTTGAATCCCTTATTTCAGCCATTTTACCAGCATTACAAGCTGGTTTTTCTGGTTTTGCTGCTATCGTTGGGCCAGCTATCTCAGGTATTGTTGACTCGCTTATTGGCATGTGGAATGCAGCACAACCTCTAATCTCAATACTAAGTGATGCGTTGATGCCTGCCTTTCAGATTTTAGGTTCGTTTTTGGGCGGGGTTGTAAAAGGTGCGCTCATGGGAGTTAGTTTTGCCTTTGATGGCGTAAAAGTCGCCATCGAATTCCTTACTCCAGTTATTGACTTGCTCGTTCAGGGCCTTAATTTCGTACAGCCTGTTCTAAGCACCATCGCTGAGTGGATCGGTGTTGTCATTGGTATGTTTGGTAATTTAGGGGCAGCTGGTCAAGGATTAAGTGCTTTTATTAAGAGTGCTTGGACTAACATTCAAAGTGCGATTTCGACAGCAGGAACAATCATATCAACGGTTATTGACTATATCAAATTAGCATTTAGTGGCGCCGGTAGCTCAACAGAAGTGTTAAAAAACATCTTTACCCTAGCCTGGATGGCGATGGACGATGCTATCAATGTTGCAAAAGGCGTCATAAAGTCTGCTATTAATACTATAAAATCAACTTTTGATGGCTTTAGGCAATTGGTATCAAATGTTGGTTCGTCGGTTAATGGGGTTATTGACTCTATTGCTGGCACAATTAGAGGATTGGCTAATATCGATATTTCGGAAGCTGGTGCAGCAATAATGAATGGCTTTTTAAACGGACTAAAATCCGCTTGGGGATCTGTAATGGATTTTGTTGGCGGTATTGCTAGCTGGATCGCTGAGCATAAAGGACCTATTTCGTACGATAAAGTTTTGTTAAAACCTGCCGGTAAAGCCATTATGGGTGGACTTAATACAAGCTTGATAGATGGCTTTAAAGAGGTTAAGTCTAATGTCTTGAGTATGGCAGATGATCTTGCTGGTGCCATGACAGGTAAGAGTTTATCTCTTGGCATTGACGCTAAACCAAGCGTTACAATTGATGACTTACTATCAAGCAATATTAGTGCTAAGACCATACTCGGTTCTGGCGCCAACGACCTGTCATTATTTTTTGCTAAGGTGCTTGCTCTATTGCAAGATATCCTTGATAAAAACACAGATGTTTATTTGGATAAAGAAAAAGTGAGTGCCATTTTATATGAAGAATTTGCAAAAATTATGGATAGAGAGGGGATTGCATGACACCTAAAATTCTTATTGATGGTTTTGATACATCAACGATCCCTCACTGTGTCTTGACTGGTTACGATGTAGGGGATATTTTATCCCCTAGCTTTGTCGAAAACGCAGCCTATGGAATGAATGGCACCAGTAGGGAGTTAGAGTCATATAATGAGTCAAAGCCAACATTGACATGGCATTTAAACACTTTTGATGATGCAGTCAAACTTGTTAATCATTTAGATGGTCTTGGGAAAACCATTGAATTTTGGCATATTCCTAAGTCTTTTTATTATTATGATTGCTTATCTGTAAAAATCAATGCTGTGACTATTAACTCGTGGCGTGTGACTCTCAAACTTGCTCTATATCCATTCAGATATGCGAAAGATGTCTCAGATGTAACGATTGCAGGCAATGGGAGTATAGACAATCCAGGAAATGTTTTCAGCGAACCTAAGATAGTTGTTGAGGGTGCTGGAAAAGGAACACTAACCATTGGCAAACAGGTCATGGAATTAAATTTGTCAGGTAAAGCAACGATTGAGTGCAAACATGGTCAACAATGCGTTTATGATGGTGAAGGTAATGTGAAAAACTCAATCAGAATAAGAGGAAGCTTTTTTGAAATACAGCCCGGAACCCAAGGTATTGCTGTTAGCGGTGGCATTACTAGGTTAACAATCAGTCCAAGATGGAGGTATAAGGTTTGATATCAATTAAAGATGACAATACTCCTCTTGTTGCTGCTTTTGAGGACGAAATCACCCAGCAAGCAAATAGCGATTACAAACTAAGTTTTAAGTATCCTGCTAAGCATGAGTATCGCCCCTTGATAAAAAAAGGCATAATCCTAGAAGCTGATGATCTACATGGGACTCAGCTCTTTAGGGTCTTTGAGATTACTAAGCGACATGGTTATATCAATGTTTATGCTAATCAGGTTGCTGATGACTTAAATGGCTATGCGATTGACTCTATTAGTGTTGATAGGGTGCAGGGTATGACAGTTATGTCCGAGCTGGCAGGCAGTATCAAACGTGAGCACCCATTTAGTTTTTTTAGCGATATCGATGGACGTCACACTTTTAATCAGTCAGATGTGTCAGCTATGGACGCTCTAGCCAATGGTAAACACAGTATTATAGGCCAATGGGGCGGCGAGCTTATACGGGATAAGTATCAGGTTAATTTACTAAAGAGGGCAGGTAAGGACACAGAAGCCCTGTTTATGTATCAAAAAAACCTCAAATCCTATGAGGAGACGGATACGATTAAAGGTCTCGTCTCTATCTTGCATTTAGTTGCAGAGGTTGACGAGCAACAAATTGTTGAGTCTGCTAGTAGTGAGACACAAACTACAACCACCACTAAAAAAATTATTAGGGTAACCGTTGAAAGCAACCTCAAAGACACTCACCCGATAATCGTCGAAAAAACTATCAAGGTGCAGGACCAAGATGTCAAAACGGTTGAGGATTTAACAGCATACGGACGCAAATATTTTGAGCGTACTCTTTGCGATGTACCAGGTAATAGTTTAAAAATCGATGTTACTAATAACTACGAGGGTAGTGTTAGGTTATTTGATACTGCAATTGTATTCCACGAGGTCTATGACCGAGACTTGCGTATGCAAATTACTGGATATAAGTTTGCTCCGATGGCTAACAGGCTTAAATCTATTAGCTTTGGTGAGATTAAAACCAATTTGGCCAAACAAATAAACAGTCAAATTGATAGTAAGGTGGCTGAGGCAACAGCTCAACATGACGCAGCCTTTGAAGCTAAATTACAAAAGCAAATTGATAATGCTAATCGTGCCTTTGATAAAAAAGAAACTCAAATCCGCCAAGAAATCGAAGATGGCATCAAAAAAGCTGAAGCTAATGCCGAGGTAAAAGTTGCCGAGGTTAACGCTAAGGTGCTGGAAGCTGAGAAACTGGCCAAGGAAGTTGATGAGCGACTTGTTGAGTTTTTAAATGATGCAGAGATCAAGCAAAAAGAGTTCGAGGAGACCTTACGGAATTTATCTTTACCCGAAGAGGCCATTAAAAAAATCACTGAGGCCATCAAAGTTGATGATATCCCATCGCTAAAACAAAGTTTTGACGAGCTCAAAAACGAAGTCAGCAAGAACAGCGAAAAATCTCGCTTAAATGCTGAAATCATCGGCACGAACGGTAAGACCCGCTATAACAAAAATCTCCTTGTTGGCGACCCTAACCGCACCAAGACCTATGATCAGGATTTTGTGGAGCTCGAGGCCAACGACGGTGGTTTTAGACGCGGCGAGACGTACACGATTAGCTTTAGCCAGACTTGCGACTTACTCAAAAAAGTAGCTATCACGCTTACCCAAGCTAATAATAAAGGCATCAAGCTAGTGCTGACACCTACCAAAGCTAAGATGGAGGCGCAGACCTTTAATCTAAGTAAAGATAAGGAGGTCATCAGCGTCTATCCTTTGAGCTACAGAGCTGTTTTAACAGGTGACTGGTATAAATCTAAGCAGATGGATTTAAATGCGGCAGAGGTCCAAAATTTAGCTCTTGAGATGGCTTATAGAGACGTTGTCGATAGCAATAATGCTAGTTTGGTTTTGGATTGGGCGGAAAATCCAGATGTTATTTTTGATGGAAATGGAGGTAGTTAATGCCAGAGACTATATCAGCTATACTTGTGCATAAAAGCATGACAAAAAACGAGTGGGAGTCTAGTGACATCATTTTGCCACAAGGCCAGCTCGTCTATGAGTCTGACACAGGCCATAGTAAATTTGGCGACGGTAAAAATAGATATGCAGATTTAATCTATCAAGGTGGACCACCTGGACCACAAGGTCCCCAAGGACCAACAGGTAAAACAGGAGAGCAGGGCCCACCAGGCCCTACCGGTCGACGTGGGGAAACAGGCCCACAGGGTCCTCCCGGACTCCAAGGTCCACCGGGTGCTGACGGTAAAATGACTTTTGAGCAATTGACGCCAGAGCAAAAGCAACAACTAAAAGGCGACAAAGGCGACCGCGGCCCTAAAGGGGACATTGGTCCTAGAGGGCTAACGGGCCCGCAAGGCCCTAAAGGAGAGCCAGGGATAAATGGTATGGACGGTCCAAGAGGTGCAACAGGTCCCCGAGGACCGCAAGGCCCAGCTGGTGATCCGGCAAGCATACCCGACGATGTTGTCAGACGTGGTGAGCTATCGGCTTATCTGCTGCGGTCGGAATACAAAGCCAAAGGCACAGGATCTGGCCTAAGCTACAAAGTTGTCACTCAATCAGAGTATGACGAGTTATATGACTACAATGACAATGAGTTAATCCTCGTGACGGAGGGTTGACATGGCATATAAGCTTTATACTAAGGCTGATGTTGGTGACAACATGTTGCTTGTTGTTGGCCATTTGCCTGACAATACAAAGCGATTAAAAATCCAGCGTGAGACGTTAGATGTATTGAGTATTACCCACTATAGCTCTTATGATATGGTACAACTCAAGTCGACAGTCAAAAGATCCCACAGCAAAAATACAGTTGTTACTCTTGTAGCTGCAGCTGCTAGCAAGCCCAAAGCTAAGCCAAAGCATGCTTTAAATTTTACTAAGGCAATTAAGGTTTATATAGGCAGCTCTCGTGTAGTTGCTGTTTATCTTGCTGATCGTCTGATTTGGTCCGACAAAGACAGCAGCGGCTCAAAAACCGTCTCTGTTGTGGGAAGCTTAGACATTAGACAGTCACAAAAAATGCTGTATTTGTATGTTTTAGCGTCAGACATTGCAGCTGTCAAAAGCAAGCGCATTAAGTCGATAGTAATCAATGGCGTTAACCTGTCAAGCGCTGCACAAATCAATTTTGAGGATAGCGACTATTATTGTCTAGTGACAATCGAGCGAGTTGCTAACATCAAAGAGATCAAAAATATAGCGCAAAAAAATAAGCTAACTCTAGAGTTTTAGGAGGTAACATTGAGCAGAGATCCAACAATTGTAATAGACGAGACAAATCTCATTATTGGCCAAGATGGCCGCATGCATTACACTTTTACAGCGCAAGACGACAATCAAAAAGTCAGGCTAAAAAGCAACTGCTTAGGCACAGCGCATTTTAACCAGCTGATGATTGAGCGAGGAGACCAAGCGACGGACTACGTTGCGCCCGTTGTTGTTGAGGGCAGCGGCAATCCAACGGGCTTATTTAAAGATCTTAAAGAGCTTAGTCTTGAGCTGACAGATACCAAAAACTCAAATCTGTGGTCAAAAATCAAGCTGACGACAAACGGCATGTTACGTGAGTATCATCGTGATCATATTAAAACAGAGATTGTTGAGAGCGCAGATGGTATTGCCAAGCGGATTGCCGATGACACTGGCCAAAAGCTGGCACTAATCAATGAGACAATCAAAGGCATTAAACGAGAGTACCAAGACGCAGACGAGCGCTTATCCGCGAGCTACCAAGCTAGCATTGATGGCCTCAAAGCCCAGCTGGCCAATGACAAAATCGGCCTGCAAGCTGAGATTGCCTTGTCAGCACAAGGCTTGTCGCAAAAATACGATGATGAGCTGCGCAAGCTATCTGCCAAGATTACAACGACATCTAGTGGTACTACGGAAGCCTACGAAAGCAAGCTTGAGGGCTTGCGGGCAGAGTTTACAAGATCTAACCAAGGCCTGCGCACTGAGATAGAATCGCAGATCAGCGGACTAAGGTCTGTACAGCAATCCACTGCTAGTCAAATCTCACAAGAGATTAAGGATAGGCTAGGGGCTGTTAGTCGTGTGCAGCAGGACTTAGCCAGCTATCAAAGACGCTTGCAGGACGCCGAAAAAAATTACAGCAGCTTAACCCAGACAGTTAAAGGCCTGCAGTCAACTGTTAGCGATCCTCGCAATGGAGTTGAGTCACGACTGACCCAGTTAAACGATTTAATCAAGACTAAAGTATCAAAAGGCGACGTCGAAACAACTATTGCTCAGAGTTACGACAAGATAGCTTTAGCAATCAGGGATAAACTCCCAGCAAGCAAGATGACTGGCAGTGAGATAATCTCGGCAATCAACCTTGATAGGTCTGGGGTTAAAATCACTGGTAAAAACATCATATTGGACGGTAACAGCTACATCAGCAACGCCGTTATCAAAGATGCTCATATTGCAAATATGGACGCAGGCAAGATTAATACTGGTTATCTAAATGCTAACAGGATCGCAACAGAGGCTATTACTGGTGATAAAATCAAGATGGACTATGCTTTTTTTAATAAGCTAACTGCTAATGAGGGATATTTTAGGACCTTGTTTGCAAAAGACATCTTTGCAACGTCAGTCCAATCTGTAACACTATCAGCAAGTAAGATTACTGGAGGTGTGCTAGCTGCCACAAACGGAGCCAGTCGCTGGAATTTAAATACTGCGGATATTGATTTTAATCGCAATGCGACAATCAATTTTAATAGCAGCAACAACGCCCTAATGCGCAAAAAAGGTGAGAGCACAGGCTTTTTACACTTTAATGACGATAGTTATGGCGGTGTCTATGTTGGATTGGGTGTTACCTCAAATTATGAGGGTATTAAGTCCCAAAACACGATCAGGTTTGCTGGTATTAGAGTATTTAGGCCTAACGAGTCTTTAGACAGGCTTGAGCTGTATGGAGATACAATACACATGTCTCATGGATTTAATGGAGGCGGCTCATTGACGATAAAATTTACTGATTTTAAAGGTAAAGATGTCAATCTAGCAACTATTTTTAACAAAATTTTCGAAAATTTTCGGACGCTAAACGACTTAGGGCGATTTAGCGGAGCAAGCGGCTATTGGCCGGATTGGTAATAGGAGACAAAAAATGGAAAAAATTTATACAAAAATGATTAATGACTTAGTAGTACAAATCGCTAACTTAACACTGGAAAACGCTCAATTAAAAGCACAATATGCAGTTGAGCTTGAGGACCTTAATGCACAACTGGACGAAGCAACAGCACCAGCTAAAGGAGGTAAATAATTATGGCACGCAATTGGAAAATCGTCGGCAAATATCCACAACCAAACGCGCTACGGGTTATTGAGAGCACACATGTCACTATTACAGCAGACGACGGATCTGTAATCCCACAACTGATTAAAAAAGACTTATCGTCTACAAATGATTTTGAGGTCATTAAAATGGTCCTCGACGAGTTTAAAAAATCTGAGTATGTTGAGATCGCCATGGGCGAAGCGGTGCAAAAAGTGGACGACTTGGAAAAGTTGAGTCAAGATACAGCTAAGACAGCAACAACTGCACAAACAGCTGCAGGTCTGGCCAGAGCAGCTGCAGAGCGCACCCAAAAGATGATTAACTTGCAGACGATCCACATGTTGACTAGCGAGAGCAAAATCGAGCCTGACATCTACAAAGGCATGCTAGAGCTTATCGAGCCAGCCAAAAAAGGTCAGTACCAAGCCTATGACGTGTTTACGGTGGTAGACGAAAAACACGAAGACCAAGCAGGCGAAGGAAATCTTGTCTTTGTACACGTTAACGAGCCATTTACCTATGAGGCGCAGACGCTCGACGAGTTAGCTAAAGAGGACAAAGTCACAGTCATTAAATATGCGGACTTAGTTAAAGGTAAATAGTGAGGTGATCCATGTTTATTTTTTTAAGACAATTAATCCAGACTCAAGACGGTAAAATCCTATTTACTTTAGGAGCGATTGCAGTCGCAATGATGATTGATTTTTTAACGGGTACCGTTGCAGCAAAAATCAACCCCAACATCGATTTTAGGAGCAAAGAGGGGATTAATGGTATTTTGCGCAAAATTTGCTCAATTGCCCTGATGATCTTTTTTATCCCTTTGTCAATCTTGTTGCCAAACGATACAGGAGTAGCCTTTTTGTATGTCATGTACGTTGGCTATCTGCTCTTTGAGCTAAAATCAATCCTAGAAAATCTAAACAAAATGGGGATTGATGTCGCACTGTTTAAGCAATTTATTGATATGTTTAGTAAAAAATAGGAGGATCTCATGCGAGCAATCACACGATTAGCAATAGTCCTAGCAATCGCAATACTATATTTACCGCTATCTGTGATTGCTCTTATCTTTTATCCGTTTTTAGGTGAGGAGGACAGATGACCTTTTTAGACGACATAAAAAGCGCAGTTATCGCAGAGTGGCACAATCATAAGATTTTGCCATCTCTGACGGCTGCTCAAGCTATTTTAGAGAGCGGTTGGGGCAAGTATGCCCCACATAACGCATTGTTTGGTATCAAGGCAGATAGCTCATGGTCTGGTAAATCTTTTGATACCAAGACACAAGAGGAGTATCAGCCAGGTGTCGTGACGGATATCGTGGACCGCTTTAGAGCCTATGACAGTTGGGACGAGTCAATCCTTGATCATGGCCAGTTTTTAGTGGATAATCCACGATACAAATCAGTTATCGGGGAGACCGACTATAAAAAGGCTTGTCATGCAATAAAAGCAGCTGGTTATGCCACTGCAAGTGATTATGCAGAGCTGCTTATCCAACTAATAGAGCAAAACGACCTACAAAAATGGGACGCGGAAGCCCTAGCAAAAAGAAAGGAGTCACAAATGATTAGTTCGCAGTGTCGAGAGGTTATCGAGTTTTACATCAATTTGGCTAATGCTGGTATGGGTGTTGATAAGGACGGGGCTTATGGCACGCAATGTGCAGATGTCCCTTGTTACGCAGCTAAGCACTGGTTTGGTGTCGATCTCTGGGGCAACGCAGCGGACTTACTAGATAGCGCAAGTGCGCAGGGCTGGGAAGTCCATCGCATGCCTACAGATGCAAATCCACGAGCTGGGGCATTTTTTGTCATGGACGCTTGGTTTGGTGGTATCAATTATGGTCATACGGGTCTTGTGTACGTTGACTCAGATGGTTACACTATGCAGACTATCGAGCAAAATATTGATGGTAATGCAGATGCGTTGTATGTAGGGGGTCCGGCCCGTTTTAATACTCGTGACTTTACTAATGTGGCCGGCTGGTTTTATCCTCCTTATCAGGGAGATGTTGCTGCACAAACGGTCAGCACCGAGCCGCAAACGTCTGACACTATCGTAGAGACACCCAAAACAGGTACTTTTACCGTAGATGTCGCAGAAATCAATATCAGACGTTGGCCTAGTCTAGCCAGCGAAGTAGTAGGCAGCTACAAACAAGGTGACACCGTTAACTTTGACAGTGAGGGTTATGCCAATGGCTACTACTGGATTAGCTATGTCGGCGGCTCAGGCAAGCGTAATTACATGGCTATTGGACAGACAGATAAAGATGGCAATCGCATCAGCCTTTGGGGTAAATTAAATTAGATAAGACAAACGCCCTCGCTTTTGCGGGGGCTGTTTTTATTATCAAAATCAATATGTAGTGTTAGCTAAAAAGTTAGCTAACAAAATATAGTACTTGACAAATATGTTATAATTAAGAAAAAAGGAGGTGTAATTGTAATGCATGCATTATTTGTTGCAAATTATATAATTGAGTATTCAAATAAAAAAGGCTACCAAATTAATAACCTTAAATTGCAAAAATTATTATACTTCGTAAATGTAAGAAATATTCTTGAAAAAGGAGCTCCGCTTTTTGAAGAAAGTATGGAAAAATGGAAGTATGGACCAGTTGTTCCTGATGTTTATCATGAATATAAACGTTTCGGGGCTTTTTCTATTTCTAACGATGAAATGATTATGGAATATGTTGAGTTTAGTACTAGCCCATTCGGTGAATTGTCTGACTTAGAAATAACAGAATACAATCCACAAAAAGTAGAGAACACTGAGTTGATCGAGGCTACAGTTGATGCTCTAAATAGTTTAGGTCCATTTGAACTTGTTGATATTACTCATACCCATACTCCTTGGAAAAAAGATGAGGATAGAATAATGGACGGTATTCAAGGAATTAAATATACGATTGAAGAAATTAAAGATTATTTTGGACAGAATCCAGGAGCAAAAATATGGGTACAATAGCTCCAGCATTCATGAAATTATTATTAGATGCTAATTTTTGTAATTCTCCAGTAAATAATCAAGATCTTTTATTAAAGGTTTATCATAGGGAAATGGCTAGAGATAATGTTACAATTCCTTATGAAATAATTGCTGAATATGTATATAGTCATGAGAACAGTGATGAGGAAAACGAGAAGTTAAACTCAAACATTGACTTTATTATTTCGGAATTTTCGGGGACTGATTCACAAAAAGATATTTTGATAAAAAATCTCGAGAAAATAAAAAGCAATTATTCATTAGCTCAAACCCAGAAAAAATATATTCTTAAAAACTCTCAAGAAGCTAAAGATGTTCTGAGGGAGATTATACCTGAACTAAAAAATTTGGCAAAAGAAACTTCTAACCTCACAACTACAAATGACGAATTAAAAGAACAAGCAAAAGAGACTAAGGATATTTTACAAATAGCCAAGCAAGAAGTGGATGACGTTAGGGACACAAAATCATCAATTTACACAGACTTTATTGCTATCTTAGGTGTGTTTTCAGCTTTTGTTTTTGTTATGTTTGGTGGCATAGATGTAGCGAGAGCGATATTTGACATTGGTAGTGATCTTCAGATTCTGGACTTATCAAGAATGATTACCATTGCAAGCTTAATGTTAATTGGTATATTGACGCTTATGTATTCTTTACTGCTTTGGATAGCTAGAATTACAGGCAAAAATTTTGGCAATTGTTATTCACCGAAATGTGTCAATGGTTGCAAGTATAAAATTCATTTTTTTATGAGGCATTCATTTTATTTTTCTTTAATAATATTGCTTGTTTTTATAACTGTAATTAGTCACTGTTTCTTTAATTAAAAATCAACCGCCCAGATTAATTTCTGGGCGGTTTTTTGTGTTTCGTGTGCTAGTATATAACTAATGAGAATATAAAAACTATTTTTCAAGTTCTCGTTGGTTTGTTAGATTTGTTATTCTATATTTTCTTGAGTGGAATGGTGCTTACCTCTAGCCAAAGCGGTTTGTTCACTCATTTCCACAACTTTGTCTAAATTTACATTTTTGGGCATATTTTCCTTGCTGTACCAATATACATTAGATTGCCCATTGCTTGCCACATATACAGTGTTCTGTAAAGAAATATTTTCATCATCTTCTTTTACTGTATTAATGTCAACTTCGCTTTCGACCTCATCTTTAGTAGTTTCGGTTTCATTTTCTACATTTTCTTCGGTGTTATTAGTATCTACGTCAGCAGTAGGGGATAAGAGTCCACCTTTTTGGTAATCAATATTAAATCCATCAGCGGTATTGAAAACACGAACAGTTTCATTAATTACTCCATCGGAAGATAAAGCAGATACTAAAACTGATCTTGCCAATAATTCAGTACCCTGATATTCAGGAATGGCACTGTAGAATACGTAAACATCAGGATTCTTAGTGATATGGCTTAAAACTTTTTTCTCAATATATTGCATCCCACCTTTACGTGTTCCTACATTTTGCATTTGAGTTCCAGTAATAGCATTTTTCCGTATGGACTTTCCTCCAAGACTATCAGCAAAGAGATGGCTACGTACAAATAAATGACTGTTGTATTTTTTACCTTTTAATGTTGTTAGCACTACAGGTACATTATTTGTAACTTTATATGATTTAGTACGTCTTGAATCATATTCTTTCTCACTAATTTCTTCATGATCAGCTCTATTATAAAATCTGAACCAACCGCTTGGTTCAGGATTGGTTTCCCATTTTTCACGATATCCTTTAGACATGTCAATCATATCTTTTGTGACAACGCCGTAGGCGCCTGTTGAACGTTTATAGCCATCTAATGGGTTATAAACTACATCAGAGACTGTTACTCTTTTCTCGCTTGTACCTTGTCCTTTATAGACTCTCTCAGTGGTCTTATATATTTCAGGGAAAGTCGATTTGTCAATATTTGACTCACCAATTACAGTGTAGTAGTCTTTATATTCACCGTAAGTTTGATTTACCGAGACCGTTTTAGCTGAGATTACGCTGTGCTGATAAGTTGGTATAGTTATCACAGCAAATGATGCAAGTGCTGCAATAGCTATTTTGACGAGAGAGTTTTTGAAATTTTTAGACATATCAATGCCCTCCTTTTTTATTTACAGGTTAAGTATAACACTTTAAATTAAAAAAACTTAAAATTAATAAAATTAATTTACAGCCAATATTATACTAAGGTTTCTTTTTATTTTAATGTTCGTTAATAAGTTGTGTTTTTGTTTGCAATAAAAATATATTTTACTTAATTTTAAATAAATTTTAAATTTAATTATATTATTTGCTGTAAAGTACGAATAATAAGGTAGGAGGTAATTTATGCTAACATACGACGAGTTTAAGCAAGCTATTGACGACGGTTATATCGCAGGCGACACAGTCACGATCGTGCGTAAAAACGGACAGATTTTTGATTATGTGTTGCCTGGTGAGCCTGTGAGACCGTGGGAGACTCTGACTGAAGAAAGAGTAGACGAGGTGCTGACGAAATTACACTATATCAAGTGA